GATACTTGTGCCGCTTTCTCGGCTTTTTCGGCGTTTATCTCGGCTCGTTTGTCGGCAATTTCTTTTAGTGCAGCCTGCTTGTCGGCCTCTGCAGATCGCTTAGTAAAATAGTCAGCAATAGGCTCTGCCTCTTTAATAAGGCCGACACCCTGCTGGGCTAGCGTAAACACATCGCTTAAATCTTTGGCTGTAAACTCGCTACCAAAAAAACCTTCTTCTTTTCCTTGGTATCCTCTTCTTGCAACCCGTTCACCCATCTGGCCAAACGGACTAATTGTTGGCAATAATCGCGGCATAACTTAACTCCTTAAACCTACTTTTCATCCGCCGATTTGTGTAGGCCGAACGTTACCAACTCCAGAAAATTGTCCATTGGAGTTGGCTCTGCTGGTGCCCCGCCTATGCCAAGAACACTCATTGTGTCTTGCTTTACCTTTGGGTCAATTTCACTTCCTAAAAGCTCCATCATTCTTCGATCGGCTTCTGCATCGCCATGCTTGTCTCTCATATCTTTATGCAACTGCACGTACCCTAAAACCTTTTTGCTTTGCCTTACGTGCGGCATGGCACTAAGGCCGTATTCAGCGTCATCTATTGCTGAATCGAATTGCGCAGCACCCAGCTTACTTAAAGCGTCAGTGCCCGTCATGCTTAGCTTGGCTCTTGTGTCGCCTATTACTGGCGCAATTCCTCGAGCAGCGTCTACGACGTTTCCTCCAGTAGTGTTAAATGCGCCTGCTGTAGCAAGAAGTCTTGGTGTTTGTTGCGCAACAGACTGAGACGCTAAATCAAAATCGCGCCTCATTCTTTCTGCAGCGTCTTGATACATTGCAGTCCTGTCTCTTCCAGCCTGAACCGCCTGTCCAATTAGCTGATTCTCTTCAGCAATAGGAGTAAGCTTGTTCATTTTGCCTACGTTTTTGTCTTTCGGCATAACCATAACGTCACCTCGTTAAAAACTTTTTGCCAATGATGTACACCCAGTGCCCACCATAACCGCTAAGAACATCATCTCTCGTTGAATTAAACTTTTTGTTGTCGGAGGCAGTGTCGCTTATTTTCATTCTTACTTCTAGAAATTGCTCTCTTCCGCCAGTTGATGAAGCACTGCCACCTACAGTTGTTCTTGTCTGTGTTGCGCTCCATGACTTTCCAATAAAAATTGGAGTCCCTTGCGCGTAATAACCAGACCCCCCGCTTCCAGTTAAGGGTATTTGGTGTAGCTCCCACTCCCAATTAAAATTGCCTGATACATTTGGGTTTGGTCGAAATGCCCCATTTCCAGAATAATTAAAGCTGCCAATAATAAACTCATGGTTATTGGCGCTGCATTTGTCAATCATCTTTGACGACCAATTTGTTGAAGGCAGGTGTGGGTCTAATGGGTTTATCATTTGGTGGGAGGCTATCGTTTGCAAATTAATTTTGTCTGACCTTAGCCCTTCGCCAATGCCAACACCTACGTCTACCGTAAACGTGTCGCTTGTCGGAGCCGTCATTGAAAAGCTTGCATTGTTTCCGCCTGCCTGGTCAGTCACATAAAACCTATTCCAGTTCCACGCTAAGACTACATGATGGACTACCATTGGGTAGTGGATAGGAATTATTCTTCTGTCCCATATTGGGTCTGTCCAGTACTTTACATCGCTTACGGTTGCATGGTTTCCCGTGTAAGGCTCTTCTCCTGCCCACCTGCTTGTTATGCCTCCAAACCTTCTGTTGTTCATTAGGGGTACGGCTATTACTTCATAGGAAGAGTCATGCTTAAGTGTTTGTCTGGGGTCCGTTTCGCAATTTTCATCTACCCCTCCAGACAATTTGTGTCGAAACTCCTCGTCAACCGTTCCCATTAGCAGACTAACGGCGCTCGATGCGGTTCCTGTGTCAGCAAGAATAGGGTCGCCTGCTGCTGGTGCAGTGGCTGTAAGAGTTTGGCTTATTTGAGTCCTGGTTCTTACCGTCAGGTTGCTGTCTTTGGTTGGGTAGTTCTGTAGGAGGTTACCGCTTCCGTACACGTCTCGCTCTACAAGGGTTGATCGAAACTTCATGCTTATTTGCACAGAAACTAGCGCATGGCTTTTCGACCCAGTAATCCCCTTGCTGCCAGTCTGTCCTAATGCAGGAGCCTTGATCGTAAAAGCATATGTTTTAAATGGATTGATGCTGGTGTTTACGTCAGTAATTACTACCGGATTAATCCTTACAAGATCTCCAGAGAACTGCGTAAAAGGCAGAGGTGCGTCAAAAAGTCTTTTTTGAAACTCAGGTGTCTGGTCTGAGAAATACTCTTGGGGTTTTTCTAAAAGGCCAATCTTAAGGTCGTAGGCGGTAATAGAATCGAAGTCCATTTTTCCGCTGTCGTCATAATCCTCAACGTCTAGGTCGTCTTTCATTTGATCTTTAATCGCGCATGGCTCTGCTCTTTGATCAAACGAAAAACTAACTTCGTCTAAAATTATATCTGGCTGATTAATGTTTATGCTAAACGGCGCTCCTTTGGATGCAGAAAACAAATCCTGTGTTGGTGGTAAAGTAAACGGTATTGCAAACGTGCAATATTCAAGCATCTTGTCGCCACCAGATGCAGTGCCTTTAATTGGGTTTTCCGAAAACGGAAAGTCGCTAGCAAGATACGGTATGTGAAGGTTAACCCTAAACGTACCGTTGCTGCTTTCAAGCTGGTCTTGTTCTATGTTTCCAGCGTTTATTTGAGCAACCGCACTAGCAAGCGGAGTTTGAATGTGATCAGCAGTAAGTTTTGTTCCACGCGCCAATCGTTTTCTGGTTATCTTTGCCATCAGCAAACCTCTTCTAGCATGTGCAAAACAACGCCAAAGTGTTGTTGAAACCAGGGCTCATCACCCCAGCTAGATGTGTAGCTAGAGGTTGAGGTTGACGGCAACACTGGTGGTATAACACAAGAAATCCTTACCCTTGAATTCTGGTGCAGTGGAGCTTCGCAATGAACTGGCTCGTAAATACCAGACACAAATCCGCCCGGAAAACCTGTTGGGGTCATATCGTTATATGTTCCCTGTCCCCTTGAGTCCGAAATTCTACTGTGCTGCAAAACAAAACTATTTCTAGTTAATTCAATCTCGTTAAGCTGCCTGTTTTCAGTAGAGGTAGGAGAGTCAACGTGAAGGCTAAAGGAAAAATCTTTACTAGCTTGATTGTTGGCAAAGCCTTGGGGCGGAAGCGCTCCGTATTTAAAGCCGTTAGTGTAATTGCGGCTTCCTAGTCCAGGGTTATCTACCATTAAAAACACATCTAAATGCGTAACAATAGCTGGGCGATGTATTTGAAACGATGTTTCCCACACCCATTGAGAGTTTGGAAGAGGAAGGTCTTCAGCCCTAGATGGGTCAATCCCTGGTATTCTTGAACCTTTTACTCTTTCTGTGTTTACAAAGCGCTCTGGAGTGGTTGTGCCTGATTGCACCCAGTCTGATATGTTAGGCGTTGTCATCCATGGCCAATGATGAATTGTTGTCGGTGTGCTTTCCTGCGGGATCCAACCAGCGACAAATGTCGTAGGCGTCCACTTTGTTAAAACGTCACCCTCTGGCACTTGATTAAAGTGCCGCTCAAACGACTCCATGGCAGAGTCAATCCTGTCACCATCGACGGTGGTGTTGTCCGCAAACTGTTCTTTTGTAATGTGACGTGGATGTTTTTTATATGCCATTAAATTACCGCCGTTGATTGCGAGTTCCCAAACACTGGGCCTGGGGCTGTTGCTGCAGCAAACGATGCAACAACCTGCACATTTGCCGCAGCGCCTGTATGTCGAACGTAATGACCTGCAGCAGGGTTTCCGCTCCAGACGCAGCCAACAAATATAACCTTTGCACCATCCTCAATGTCAACCCATACAGGTGCTCCGTCTGGTTTTGTAAGTCTAAAATGGCAGTTTCTAAACATAACTTTTGCGGCTGACGAAACCTCAACCAAAATACCGACAGATTCGTCAGAGTTTGTAAAGGTTACGCCCTCTACCATTGTGGTGCTATTGAAGATTGCCCTTGATGTAAACCTTGCGCCACCTAATGACTTTAACTGCGTAAATTCTTTTTTCATTTTAACGCCAGCAAAATCGCCTGACGACAAAGTGATTACGTTTTGTGACGTCTTAGGCTCTTCAATCAAATCAACAGGGGTCGTAAGCCCAATTGAGTTTACAGTGTTTGTAAGCTCTGCGTTTCTGTTCTCTTCGCTTGTGCTTAGAACAACGTTAGCCCCCTCGCCTGGGATTGTGTATGGAGTAGGTATAAGTGGCATTAGTGGCCAAACCTCCTTCTCCCTCCAGCAACCCTGTACGACGCTTTAACGCTTTGAAGTTTAATCTTTTGGCTGCGAATTTGTATGTGGCCGTAAAGCATGTACGAAAAACATTCACCTCGCACTGAATCACTTGTCGCAATAGTCGAGACTTCTTCATCGTCAATTAGGTAGTTTCCTGCGGTAGTGTTTCCGCTTGCGCCATACGTAAGGTTAGATCCAAACGTTTTAGTCACAAGGTCTGTGCCTGATTTAACTCGTGTGCGTATAGAAGACTTGTTTTCAATGCGTTCAATTGCGTCTGCATTAGCGCCAGAAAAATCAATAATCTGGCTCATCCACCCTTTTCGGTCTGACGATAATACCGTGTTGTACAGCCCTGGGGTAAACTGCACAGCATAATCGCTGGAGTTTCCAGGCCCTCTTGATAAAAGCACAGAGTACAGGCCCCTTGCCATAAACCTATCAGGATCTCCCATACCAAGCGATGCGCTTTTGTAGGCCCAGTCAACAGGTTGAACCACTGAGTTCTCAAACCTTTTGTCGTTAGTTCCAACAAACATTTGATCCCAAACAAAAACAACCGGCTTACAAGTAGTTGGCCCTGCGCCTATAAAGTCATGCTTGCCTGCAACAGTGCTTGGAACGATTCCCATTGAATAAACAGAACTAGAGGTGGCTGTGCCTTTTTTCTTAAAGGGAAGAAATAAAAGAGGGGTTACCCTGTTAGGGGTTGTGTTAATTGTTGTTGCCACCCCTTGGTTAAATTTAATTTCAACCGTATTGGTTTCAACAACAACATGTTGACTAGCTACAATGCCACCATAGCCGTACCCTGCCTCAACAAAAATTCTTTCGTTTGGAAGAATGAAGTCAATAGCTTTTGACGAGCCTGAGGCTGTGTTGTCGTAAAGAACTGCATCCCAATTATTGCTGTCAAAAGAAATTAAAGAAGTCCATGACGCAATTCGCTCAAACCCTGTAGGCATTATTGCGTACACAGGAACCAAATATACCTCATCGCTGTCTGTAAGTACCGGTTCCGTTCCTCTAAACTTATACCCAGAACGCAGCCTAAAAGGCTTACCGTAATACAAAAACGTGTTTGCAGTCGCTGCTGCAGCTACAGTTGTGTTGTACTCAAAAGAACCTGCGGGCTGTCTGTAGTCTTCGTCATCGACACTTCTATCAAGGGCACCGCCCCTGCCATACTCCATTAAATAGTAAGAGTTGGTTAGTATGTCTCTGTCCTCTGAAGACACGTCGTTAATAGTCTGGGGGTCTACGCTGCCAACCATAAACATCGTTGTTGGCGTGCCAATAATCCACGGCATTGTTACGTTTTGCGTTACACCAACCTCTTCGGTAGAGGTTGATTGATTGTAAAACGCTATAGACTCATACGTCCACACAGACCACTTGCCGCCACTAAAAACCAATGACGCATTGTTTTCTGGGAACGTTGCAACCAGGCACGCAAACCTTTCGCAGTAACTAATGTTGCTGCCTTTTAAGGAAGCTTGCAGCGTTGTTTGCGGCTGAATGTTTGCGTTATTAATCATCCCGCTTTTTGGGTAGTAACTGCTAAGCGGATTTGTCACATAGTCGGTAAAAAACCTTTCGACGGGTTCGCCTATTGGGTTTATTTGAAAGTTTCCTGACGTTGCAAAAATTCCGTTTTTAGAAATCCAAAAGATTGTTCCATCAACTTTAATGACTGATGATGGGTTGACGCATCCCGTTGAGTTTGAGAGTTGCGTAAACATTCCCCCAGACTTAATAGCAGTGTTTCCAGCGGGCCTGTAAATAAACGTTTCCGACTCAGTAAAGACAATAACGTTTCCAAGCTGTTCTTCTATTGCTGTAATTTCTTTGTCACAAGGAACGTCAACAACGTTGTCTGTAATAATCGATGCAGGCAACGCGGCATCGGTAAAATACAACCTGCGATCACTTGCGTAGACAACAGATGCACCTATAGAGGTTGCGTCTACAAAGTTTGGCAGCGTACTGTTTGACGCATACGGAAACCCTTCACCTAACCCCGGTGTAAACGAAAGTCTTTGTATTCTGCTAGACTCAGAATATTTGCCAATTGCTTCTACTGTTGCGCTTGTGTCTGCTTGTGCGGACCTTGGCACTAACGAATGCCTGTAATGCGTCGGGTAGTATATCCATGTCCCAATGTCTTTGCTTCCAAACAGCAATACATCTGCATATTCATGGAAAAACACAGGCTCATCGCTTTGCGATTTAATAACCGACTGCCTATCTTTATCTGAGCCTGTTTCGTAATGTCCGTACCAAGACCCCATGTTGCTTGCAAACTGTTCTTCTACCACCTGTGATGCCGACCTAACTGTTTGGCTTTGTGCGGTGTGCGTATAGAGAATTTCTTCCCAGTGCGTCCCGTCAGTAATGTCGTCAATGTGTATGGAGTAAAGAGACTCTCTAAAATTGTTGTACCAACCAACTGTGGCTGGTGTGTTGCTTGTTGTGTTTGCAGTATTAACCGATGCTTTAAACAAAGACACAATTTGGACATGGCCAAAATTTGTGTTCATCACTGTTGAGGCGACATGCTCATTAATACCAAACCCTCTTCCGCTAGGCATTGGCATGTTTAAGGATGTTGTTCTTTGAGCTAGCTGCCCAAAGCCATCCCTAACCTCAAAAGCCCCTCGCCTATGAATAAGATTTAAGGCAAAGCTTGAGTTTGCAGGTGCTCTATTGTCTACACCCTCTTTGAGAATCTCTACTTCTTGTGAGGGTATGGCCATTAGAAATCCTCGTAGCTGTCCATGGTTCGCTGTATATAGTGCGATGCGTCTACGTTTCTGTCTACAATGTAGCCCGCAAGTTCTTGTTCACGTTTAGCAAGCTGCATCATCAATGGCTTGTTTACTGACATGTCACGAATTTGATACTGCATAAATGCGTACAGCGCGATCATGTCATGAAACTGTGCCATGTCGTCAATAAATGTACCTGCAGCCCAGTCGGTGTCTTGTTCTGGCACATAGGTTAACGTAATAGTTGTGTCTATGTTTTCGCTAAACGCTAAGATTGTGCCCATAAGCGTGTACGTCTGATAGGTGTTTGGCAGGCTTTTTAGCCCTGCCGCGCCCTTGTACTGAAAGCCTTGAAAGCTCGACTCTGTCGTTTTAGTTCTAATGTTAACAAGGTCAACCATTCTTCTTTGTGTAGCAGGAACGCTTGCGCCTAAAATTGTGACCGGGTTTGTGGCGTCTGCTAGATCGTACTTGTCCCCTGTTACTGCAATGTCTACTTCAATAGCGTAGGTGTAAGGGTCTAGGGCAGTAACTTTGCGCCTAAACTCTGCATACCCTTGTTTAAGATACGACTGCACGTTTGCGTCAGACAAAAAAGTTTCGTCAGGTTCATCGCAATACGCCCTAAACAATCCTTTAATTTCTGAAACCAGCATTACAGTTGCCCTCCAAACGGACTAATGGTGGCCTCAGTTCCTGCTGCCATTCTGCTTACGGAGTCTTCAACTGCGTTGGCTTCTGATGCGTTACGCGCTGCTTCTCCTGCCACTTGTTGCTCTGCTGCGCCTGACTCAGGCAAAGATGCTTGACGTGCAGCTTGCTGTGGGTTTGTTCCTGGCAAAATCTCCCTTGGGAAAACCTTTCTTTGCTGCATCATTGCATCGTAAACTTGCTGGCCTTTGCCAAAAGAAACAATCGAAACGTAAACATCACTAATGTAGTTCTGTCTTTCTTCCGGCAATGCGTAGAACTCTTCACCTTGCATAAAATTCTTAAAGACTTTTTCAAGCGAAGTTAGGTCATCTGTTGAGTATACCTCAAGACCGTCGCCGCGCTTTACTCCCTCAAGAATTGTTTGAGCGTGAGCAAGGCTCCTAACCTTTTCGCTTACCTGTGCGTTGCTTGCACGGAACGAAAGCTCATACAGAGCTGTGTCTTTGTCTATTAAGCCAAGGTTAAACATTTCCATAACCTTAGCGTCTCTGTCTTGAGCTTCTTTTCTAAACAGCGACCCTGCTTGAATAAACACTTCTGGGTCTGACGTAAGGTCTTCGCTTTGTATCTCTCTATGGATTACGCCGCCATACTCGTCCATCATCCGTATGTACTTACCTTCTGTGTAGTAAGCCTTTGCATACAGGACAACTGTTTTGGCTACGTTGCGAACAGCATGCTCAATGAATGTCTGCGTAATCTCTAGCTGGCTCAAGTCTTTCTTTGCAAGCACATCAAGGGCTGCGCCGGAGCTTACGTTTACGGCTCGCCTTCCAAGACTTACAGAGTGAATGCCTGCAACGTCTGACATCTCAGCCTGGATGCGGCTCATGTTGTCCATGATGTACCCAGGCAATGGAGACGGCACCATCATTTCTGGTTTTCCACCAGTAGCGTTGTAGTATATTTTTTCGCCTGGGCGGTCAGTAAACGAGTTTGTAGGAACGCCTGCTGTCTTAGGTATTAAGACCTTGGGGTTTGCCATAAGCTCTGCGTTTTGAATGACCTGGCTTCTTGCTTTGTTGTAAAACCACTGAAGGTCAACAAGCGGCTCAATCAAGCCAATGCCCCACAGCTTTGTAGGTATAACTGTGTACCGGATAATCTGAATGGGGAACGGGTCTGTAAGTGCGTCCTCTTCTTTAAACAGGTACGTGTTGCCCATTATGATAGCGTGGCGACCATCGCGCCAATATATCTCAAACAACTCGACTCTGTTTGCAGGAACCTTTGGTTCTGATGGGCTGTCCTTTTTAACAGAGGCAGGGGCTTCTTCGATCTCCTTTGCTCTATCAGGGTATGCTTTCTTTAGCGCTTCTTTAGTGTGGTATGTGCGAAGTGCTATCCACTCAGACTCATCTGGCGAGGTAACGTCTTTTTCAAAAAAGATGTCATAGGCATTGTGTGCGCTTGTTGTGATTCGATCTTTGCTAGGATCGTAATACGTGTGCAACGCGCATGTGCCCATAGATAGCAAATAAGAAAACGCCAACGACAGGGTTGTTTTTACGTCGTCAGCGTTCCAATGGTATTCCAGGAAAAGCTCAGTAGCTTTTGCTTTTGTAACGTCATCTACTGACGGTGTAGCTGGCATTACTGCGACAGCAGGGTAATTCACGCTCAAGCGTGACAAAATGTTTCGGTACATGTTTAGCAAAAGGTTAACAGTAGCGTGCGTGTTTGCCCCTGTGCGTGGCCGAACAAGCTCGTACCGCCCTAGATTTACATCGTAAGACAGCCACTGGTTTCCTGATAAAAACAACAGCGATAAGTCCCAGCCTCTTTTGCTGTCTTTCTTTGAAGTGTCTCCATCGCCAATGCGGCTGCGCATATCAGATGGAAACTTTTTGTCATCACTCATTTATTACCCCACCATGTCCCCTAAAGCGCTTCCAAGCTTGCCACCAAGAGCAGCGCCAGTAGGGCCTCCACCTAATGCAAGGCCAGCAACGCTTCCAAGGCCACCTAACAACCCTCCCATTAGGCCACCCCCTGCTTCGCCTTCTCCTTCTTTAGGCGCTGCAGCTAATTGCCTAGCCGCAGCCGCAGCCAAAAGGTTATCTGCAGCTACAGTTGGCATAACATTGCGCCTTCCAGCTTGTTGCATTTGAGGCTGCATTGTCATCGATTGCGGTGGAACCATTGACTGGTAAGACGGCTGTTGTGTTTTTTGCGCTTGGCCTGCTCCTTGTAAGCCAGCAGCTAGATAGTCCATAAAGCTTGGTGCTGTAACTGTGTCTTTTGCTGCTTCGAAAGCAGGGCCTAATGTTCCAAATGCCATGACTATATCTCCTTACCAAAAAGAACGGACGGTGGGTGTTGATACGCCAGGGTATCAGCCTCTTGTTTTTTTCTATCATGTCGCAGCCGGATGTGCTCTGCAATTTTTTGCAAAAGCACTACATCGACTAGCACAAGCGTAATGATTTGAAATACTTCTAGCATAAAATAAGGAGGGGGCCGAAACCCCCTCCCCTCACTCTAGTTCAATGCTACACCAAAAAGGATCACATTGCAGTTAGGTTGCTTGCACACAAGGTTCCAGTACCATCGGTAGAAGCCTCGGTAGGCATCAACGTCTGGCACACGGCTAAGAACGTTTCCGTCCATGTCCGCAAAACCTGCCGACTCAAGCTCTGTAATGTTCCATGTGTCCTTACGTAAGAACGCAAGAATACCACGATGGATTGCACGGCTTGTCTTAATAGGAATTCCTGCGTAACCCAAGCTCATGAAACCACCGTCTCCATTCTTTGCAGAGTCAGTAGTTACATACAGGTTGCCTGCATTAGTTCCCTGAAGAAGCGCTGTGTACTGCTGACGAGTAAGCGAGTTCATCATAATGATGTCTGCTTCTTTGCCACCACCATCTGGCAGTGTGCCAGTTTGGTAGGCGTGCGTACCAGTAGCGCTAGCAGCAACTCCGAGCCCGTCTACAAGTGGTGCGTCTAGGCACTGTTGCATACGAGTAAGAGACAAGGCTGTCAAGCCAGCAAATGCGCCGCCTGCAGTTGAGGCATTAAAAGCATGTCCTCGCAAAGCTGGCTCTGGGCTAGGCTGTGCAGGGTCACGGTTAATACCAAAGAAAGATGTGTCGGAAACATTTCCGTACATCCCTACTGGCTCAAGCTGCATCATTGACTGTGCGATGGTTGTATTTGGCGTTGCAAGTTGCAATCCGCACGCATCACCATCTGCGTCTACAGAGTTCTTAAAAGCCAGGGCAACTGCCACTCCATAACCTGGAGCAGTAACTGTTAAGTCTAACTGTTTATTGCCAACGTCTTCTCCAAATCGAAGGCTAATTGTTCCAGCAGTTGCATCTGAACCAACCACAAAAAAGTTTTGATTTCCAGGATTGTCTGACAGAACAATTTGCTCATGCGTATCGGTACGAATAAGCTTCACAGGAACCCAGGTTGCAATGTTTGCAATGCCATCTGTAGCACCAGCCCACGCAGTGTAATCGCCTGTGTAGTCTAAAACACACGGGTTGCCACCGGCTGTTCCCCAAGTGTTAATATTACCTACGTCTTGAGCGTTGCCAGAGTCTCCAGGAGCAAAAACTGCTTTTTCGGACACGTACCCACGCACAGCGTTACCACAAACACTTACAGTGTTAGCGCTAATCTTAACATCGGTAACGAGCTTCTTCATCTCAGCATCGACGTATCCAATGAACGCGCCTTTGCCGCCAGACTTAGCTGCAGAAATAGCAGGACCAGTGATTTCAAAACGGCCATACTGGTACTGAGCATTAATCTGCAGACGATTGAACCCTTGGTTGCCAGCGTCAGGCAAAGCACTAGGTGCTCCAGCGCCGGTCGTTGTGCCACCTTCTTGGCGGAAACCAACACCGCTGTTACGGCTTACGTGTACTGGGATAATTGCGACACGGCCTTGCCAATCGACAACGGCCTTTTCAAACATTTCCAGAACGAAGATCTCATTGTTAAGCTCTTCAATTACTGGACCAATATAAAACTCTTTCAGAATGTTCTGAAAGGTAGCTAATGTTGCGCCC